TCCTAGTTATATTGGTCATGATACTAAACATCATGTAGGTTGGAGAAAAAGACCTGATAATCTTTATGGCATGGGACCACTAGATAATTTAGTTGGTATACAATATAGACTAGACCACTTAGAAAATCTTAAAGCTGATGCTTTAGACTTAACTATTCATCCCCCAATGGTACTTAAAGGTGATGTAGAACCATTTACTTGGGGACCAGAAGCAGTAATTCAATTACAAGAAGATGGTGCTGTAACTATGTTACCACCTAATCCTGCAGCTTTTCAAGTTAATAATGAACTAGCAGCTTTAATGAATACTATGGAAGAAATGGCAGGTGCTCCTAAAGAAGCTATGGGTATTAGAACTCCTGGTGAAAAAACTGCATTTGAAGTTCAGTCTTTACAAAATGCTGCTGGTAGAATATTTCAAAATAAAATTAATCAATTTGAAGTAGAGTTCTTAGAACCTATTTTAAATACAATGTTAGAAACTGCTAAACGAAATCTAAATATACCAGAGTTAGCTAAAGTATATGATGATGATTTTGGAGTACAAGATTTCTTATCTGTTACTAAAGAAGATTTAACTTCTAGAGGAAAGATAAGACCAGTTGGTGCTAGACATTATGCTGCTAGAGCACAGCTCTTACAGAACATCCTAGGAGTCTTTAATAGCCCAATTGGACAAATGATTTCTCCACATATTTCACCAAAGAATCTAGCTATTATGGTAGAAGAATATATGGGCTTTGAAAAATATGGTTTTGTTAAAGATAATGCAGCTTTATTTGAAATGGCAGAGCAAGAAAAATTGAAGATGCAAATACAACAAGACTTACAAGGACAACAAGCTGCTCCATCTATGGATGAACAAATGGTAGATCAACAAGTACAACAAGTAGAACAAGCAAATGAAATTGATCCAGCAACTGAAGAACCTATGCCTGAATAAGCTTGACTTTTAACGTAATGTGTGATATAATATTAGTATGATAGATTTAAAATCAGATAAAGGCAAAGCCTTAACAAAGATAGAAGCTCTTAG